ACCTTCAAGCGGCCTACTCCCACATCCGTACCTGGTGCTTCCGAGTTCCAGAAGTTCCTCTCATCCGCATTCGCCGCCACCGAGGTGGTGTGCATCTGCGAACAAGTCGAAGAGGGTAGGCCACTAACCTCTGGATCGTTCCTGCCGGTCGAGGATTGGATTAAGCGATTCGATTCCCCCGACTCCATCCTGTTCCGACCCGACCGAGCCGAAGGAGTCTACGTCCGCATCAACCCGTTCAAGCCCAACCTCTACAGCGGCTCCGACAACGATGTCAGCGCGTACCGCCATGTCCTCGTCGAGTTCGATGACAAGCCCAAGGCCGAGCAGGAGAAGCTCCTCCGCGACTCCGGTCTTCCCATCAGCGTTCTCATCGACTCCGGTGGCAAGAGCATCCACGGCTGGGTCCGGGTAGACGCACCATCCCGCAAGGAGTGGGATGCCCGCCGGGATCTCATCTACTCCGCCATCCCCGGCATCGATCCGAAGAACAAGAACCCATCGAGGTTCTCCCGGCTTCCCGGCGCATGGAGGGGTGAGTCACAGCAGAAGTTGTTGGCCACTAACCTGGGCGCAAACTCATGGGAGGATTGGCTTACCGCCCGCGAGACCGATGAGGATCAGTCCACCATCGTCACGGTCAAAGACCTCATGGACTTTGATCCTGAAAAAGATCCAGACAACCTCATCGGCAAACGATGGCTTACTCGCGGCTCATCCATGATCATCAGCGGTGGTACCGGCATCGGGAAGTCATCACTGATGATGCAGATCATCGTCCGGTGGTGCCTCGGTCTCGACTTCTTCGGGATCAAGCCGGTGAAGCCATTGAAGATCGGAGTCATCCAGGCAGAGAACGACAAGGGCGATCTCGCAGAAGCGTTCCGAGGGGTGATCCACAGACGGTTCAACCTCGATCAGATGAACCAGCTCCAGAAGAACTTGGAGTTCCGCACCGAGACCATCCGAACCGGGGAACAGTTCTTAGCCTACGCCCGCCGGTTCATTCACAAGTCCAAGCTGGATCTCATAGTGGCCGATCCATTGTTCTCCTACTTCGGAGGAGACTTGAGCGATCAGTCCGAGGTCAGCGTATTCCTTCGCAACAAACTCCAGCCAATCCTCCACGAGACCAAGGTCGCATGGATCTGGATGCACCATGTCTCCAAGCCTCAGCGCAAGGAGAACGGGGAACCGCTCACCACGATGGAGCTGGCCCACTCAGGATTCGGTTCCTCCGAACTCGCCAACTGGGCGCGGGAGATAGCGGTTCTCCATGAAGTAGGCCAATTCAAGCCTAGAAGGTTCCAGTTAGCCTTCTGCAAGCGGGGATCAAGGCTTGGACTCGAATCCCCCATTCTCAACGTACAGCACTCAGCCACCGGGATTCAGTGGGAAGAGTGCAACCCATTCGCGTTCACTGGGGCGGAGCTGAAGGAGAAGAAGCCGTATCGCCCTCAGCGAGGGCGGCGCGCATAGACTTAAACCATTCATCATCCTCAATCGTTTCACGGGCCTTCTGCATAGCCTTGCGAGCTTCAGAGGCCCTTTTCTCTGCTTCCATGACCTCGGGATCAATGACGGGTTCCGGTTCCGGCTCAGGCTCCTCATCCCCACCGCGCTTGCTCGGACGCTTCCTTTCGAGTTGGCCAATCACTCGGCCATGCTTGCGGACCTCAGACTTCAGCGCGAACAACTCCCGCTTCATCTCGTTAATGGTGCGAGTCAGAAACGTGATCTGGTCGCCATCCTCCGGAGGCACCCAGTCGCACCCACGCCATTGCCTATGAACCATGTCATACACAAGTACTTGGGACTTCTTGTTTCGCATCGAGTTGAATGCGCGTATTGCACGGCCAATATCACAATGAAGGTTGTCCTTTATGTAGGTGATAATTTCCGATCGAGTGGGATCGATATCGTGGCGTTGCGGGGGCGTCAGTCGGAACATCGACCGAAGCGTGGAACCATTGTCGAGATAACTCATGGTGGAAACACGGTAGATTCCACCCGGAATTATGTCAAGATAACTCGCAATAAATTAACCCAAGCATCCCAAGAAGTTCCCATAGCCACTGCTACCTCCCTAGAGGGAGTCTTAACACTCCCTCTTCTAGGGAGTTAAAAACCGCAAACGCCGCGACGCTATGGGGGACTGACGCCCCCCGCTGCGGCTGCGGTTTTTCGAAACCCTCCCACTGGATTGCGAAGTACCCGTGTTGGTGGTTGTGGTGGTGGATGGAGGATGTGGATTGCTGGAGCGGAAAGGGGTCGCCAGTGCGTCGGAGGGGCCGGATGGACTCGACGGAGGGTAAGCGGGGTCCGCGTGGCTCTGCCGGGGGAGCAGATCAGGCTCGAAAGTCAGCACATGGAAGTCGATCATGTGGCGGAGGTAGGCTCCCCATGACCTGAACCCCAGTTCATTGGCCCGCTTCTGGAGAAGCGTGAGCATCCGATAGTTGATCTGGAATGAGGTTGTAGTGAGAGACACATCACTCATTGGCCAACTCCTGTATTAGTACACGGAATGCAAGTTCAGCGGTGTGTGGTACTACTCCATTGCCCAATAACCTTAACTCATCCGTTCTATTGTCACAGGTGACGCACAGCTCGGCATAGTCCATCCGACCGGAAGACCCATCAGCGTCTCCACCCAGCGGGGGTTGAGCTTGCCACTGGTATGGTTCTTCACCTGCGCTGTCAGCGGCATGGTAGACACGTCCCCCTTCTGCTGCCTCTTCGCCCATGTCTCCGGGTTCTCGTCCGTGGTCTTGCCTGCTCTCGGTGTCGCCCACGACTCTGGGCGGCTCCCAAGCGTACTGCTGCTCGCCGGGACGGCTGGGCCATGCACCGCTATGCTCAGGTTCGGATCTTTGCGATTGCCCTGCGTCGTTCCTCCCTGCAACGAGTCCGCCGCATTCGGTGTCGGCCACCCCTTGATGACCACCGTGGTCAGACTCTCCTGACTGCCCTTCATGCCTCGGGAACGATCCTGAAAGCCCTGACGCACCTCTGAAGCTACTGGCGATGGCCAGGATGAAGACCCGCTTGCGCTGATGCGGTGCGCCGACTTCAGACGCTGAGAATATGCCCCACGTCGTTCGATAACCCATTTCTGCCAAGTCTTCAATGACGTCGGACAGCCCCAGGCTGATATGTCCTTCGACGTTCTCAAAGAAACAGAGTCTTGGCTGAAGAATCCGAATTCCTCTTGCGATGTACGGCCAAAGATGTCTCGGGTCGTCCGCTCCTTGTCGCTTTCCCGCCGCGCTAAAGGGTTGGCAAGGGTATCCGCCAGTGAGGATGTCCACGCATCCGCGAAACGATTCCCAAGGGAAGGTCTTAAGATTCGGCCAGATAGGTGCTGGGTCCATGAGTCCCGCTTCCATTTTGCTGACCAGATTCGCAATTGCGAAGGCTTCGATCTCACAAAGAGCGACTGTGCGCAGATCTGGGATTGCTCGTTGGAGTCCAAGCTCAATGCCCCTGTATCCAGCGCAGAGGCCAATGTGTGTAATTGCTTTGGTAGTATCCATGTGTCCATAGGGTTAAACGCTTTCGGGGGACACGAAGAAGTCAGATTCGTCTCCGTTCATCGTCACGCCGTTGGCCCATGTAAGGCCCCAGCATCCTTTAGTCGATGGGCAAACGATCAACCATTGACCGATTGAATCGCATACCACCCGATATAAGCGGTTCTTCCAGTGCACAGTCTTGCCGGCTAGCACAGCCGATTTGATCTCGTTGAGTTTCATGTCAGGGGGCACCCTACCGCACCATCATCCACCTCGTCAAGGGGGAAAATGTAGGGAAATGAAGATTTCCGTGAACCTGATTCGGATCAATGAACACAGGGGGATTCCCGAATTCCGATTCCCGAATTCCGAATTCCGTATGGGGTATGGAGATTTCGGAATACCGCACCATAAGCTTGGTGATCGCGGGGCGCATCCGGGGACTCGGGCGCGGCGCAAGCGGGATGTAACGGGGTGGGACATGGGATGTCGTACCCTGGAGTTCTATGTAAACAACCTGGCGAAGGAGGGGGGGAACCATCGAAGGAAGGAATGGCCGACTAAAAATGGGAAAGCGGGCTGGGCGATGGACACTATCGGGGCAAAGAAAGAGCCCCAAGGGGATTCCTTGGGGCTTGTGGTGGGTTCC